AGCCCGTTCGCGGCCTGGAAGGCGAAGTCGCCGATGGCGCCCGGCAGGCTTCCCCAGATCGCGACTGCCGCGTCATAGGCCCCCTGGAAGATTGCGGCTGTCCGGTCACCGAAGCTGACGACGCCCGCGATGGTACCTTCCAGCGCCGAGAGACCCGCCGCCTTCAGCCCCTCCCATCCAGCCGCCATCCGCGTGAGGGCTGCATCCAACGACAGGCCGATGCGCGACCAGACCTCGCGGGCCAGATCGCCGAGCAGCCGGAAGGCCTCGCCCACCCCGCCGACCCGGGCCACCAGTTGCGAGAACTGATAGACCAATTCGCCCGCCCCGACGATGAGCGCGCCGATGCCGGTCCGGATCAGGGCGCCGCGGAGGAATACGAGTGCCGTCGCAAAACCACGCACCGACAGGGCCGCCGACGCCAGTCCTGCTACCCACCGCCCGGCCATGACGGCGGCGAAGGTGGCGGCATAGGAGGCGAGACGGCCGAGGTTGCCGATCAGCCCGTCGATGGCCGAGCGCAGGATGCCACCGTCGGACGCGAGGGCCACGAGGGCATTGGCCAGCGCCTCGATGGTCGGGGCTACGGCGACCGCAATCCGGTTGCGCAGGCCGTCGAAGACCAGAGACACCGTGCCGAGCGCTAGTTGGGTGCGGCGCAAGGCTTCCAGCGCATCGCCGTCCAGAACCGCCCCGAGGTCGGAGGCTTGGTCGCCCAGCCGCGCCATCTCCGCTCCGCCGTTGCGCAAGAGCGGCAGCAGGCGCGTGGCGTCGGACGCCATGGCCTCGAGATAGAAGGTCATCTCCTGCTGGCTCAGGCCTGCCCGTTCCAGCGTGTCCACATAGAGCTGCAGGGCTTCCGGCCCCGATAGACGCGCGAACTGGTCAGCGGTGACACCGACCCTCGGGGCCACGTTCTCGAAGAACTCGGCCATCGGCCCGCCGCCGGTCTGCAGGAAATCTCCGACCCGGTCGTTCACGTCCTTCAGGATATCCGCGAGCTTTTCCTGTTCGATGCCGACCGTCCGCGCCCCGGCCGACCAGCGCTGCAGGGCTTCGGGCGTGGCATTGGCGACCTGCGCGAACTGCCGGACCTGGGCGGCACTCTCGGCGGTGGATCGGACGATCAGCCCGAGCGAGGCCGTGGCGGCGGCCGCCGCTGCACCAAGGGCAAGACCGGCCCGGCGCGCGAAAGCAGCAAGCCGGGTGTTCGCCAGCTCCATCTCGCGCGACAGGCGGCCAAAGCCACGGGCCCCGGCCTCACCGACACCTTCCAGTTCGGCGCGCACGCGGCGTCCGCCCTCCGCCACGAGGCGGACGGAGACCTTCTTTTCGGCCATGAGGAAAACCTTGATTCTGTGGTATGTGCTTAGGGCGGAGGGCAGGACTTGGAGTCTCTGTTTCAGTTGCCAAAGGACTGACGATGATCGGCCAAAGCCAAAGCACGCAGCACGGCGATGAAGAACCCAAGCCCGCCGATCAAGCGGGTCTCGGGTTGCCACTGCGTGGATTTGATGAGGGCGAGGAGGCACAGTCCCGTTCGCTTCCGGCAAAGCAGGACCTGAAGGGACTGGCGCGTGGGGCTGTACCAAACGGCTATCGGGATCGATCCGATCGAACCTGAATCATGCGCGCGGCGCGCCGGTTGGTCTCATGGCGTCAGATCGGGGTTATCCCCGTTGAACGCTCGGCCATCTGCTCGTTCAGTTTGCGCACCATCACCGCCTCGATCTCGGGCAGCAGTTCAGCGGTGATCAGGGGGTTGACGCCCAGCGCCTGCGCCAATGACAGCGCCGCGCCCATGTCCCATCCGATCACAGCCCCCGGCGCGACGCGGAGCTGGCCGCCAAGGCGCTGGGTCAGGTCCCAGACCTGCCAGCCCTCGACCGTCTGCGGCCGGTTCAGTCTTGCGGGGCAGTCGGGGCAGGGGCCTGAGCAGGCCGCACAGTAGCCATCGCCCCCGCCGAAGGACCATTCGGCGAGGGCGCGGAGGCGTTTTTTTCCGCGTCCAGCATCAGGCCGCGGGCGACGTATCGAGCCTGGAAGGCTTCGAACACGGGCCAGATTTCCAGCAGGGCATCGATCCCGGCCGGGCTGACGGGCACGAGGTTGCCAGCCTCGTCGCCGACACCTTCCCATTCCAGCACGGCGCGGCGCGCGACGGCCTTGGCCATGGCCAGCGCCATGTCCTCCTGGCTGGAGGTTTCCGAAAGGCCATCGATGGCGGGATCGGCGCGGGCGGAGACCATCAGCGCGGTTGTCAGTGGGGCCACCAGGACGCGCAGGCCGGGCAGGAGGTCCAGCCATTCGGGCCGGTTCGACAGGTTCAGTCGGATCATGCTCAGTATCCCGCTACGGTGTTGACGAGGACGGCGGTGCACATGCGGGTGGGGCTGGTGGCGCGGGCCGCCTGCCAGTCGAAACTGGCCTGGATGCCTTGCGGCCCGGGGATCTCGATCCGCGGGACCGGCAGGTAGACGGCGTGGGCGGTGAAGGTGAAACTGGCATTCGCGCCGAGGCTGTAGGCGAACTCGAGCTCGCAAGGCGTGCCGTCGATGGCTTGGGTGACGAGGGCGCTATCCGCGAAACGCACCTCGATCCGGCCGGTCAGCGCAGCCATGCCCGGGTCGGCGCCCTCGATCTTGCCGTCGTTCCGGATGGTCTCGATCCGGTCGAGGCCGTTGGCATAGGTGATCTCGGCCGAGACGACGTTGCCCAGCGCCGTGCCGTTGCGCTTTACCACCCCGTTGAAATGGCCAAAGCGCTGAAGGCCCAGCGCGGTGGGCGTGCCTGCAGCCGTGGTGGCTGCGATGGCTTCGCCCTGTGCGATCAGGCGGGCGGTCGCGGTCAGCAGGCCGGATCGGTTCATCTGCCACGACAACTGGTCCATCACGCAGCCCGCGTACATCGCGAACCGCGGCACCTCGGGCATCGCGACTTCGATGGCCATAGAGGGCAGCGTCCAGTTCCCCGACTGGAAGGTGTGGGTCTTCGGCGTGGTCCCGGTCGTGGTCGGTGCTCCGAAGGCCGCCTTCAGCCAGAAGCCGAAGGCCTCCACATCGATCGGCACCACCACCTCGCCATCGGCGGTGACGGCGTCCTTGATCGGGGCGAGCGGATCGCGGCCGTAGCCCAGGAGTTCGGAATTCAGCAGCGGCTGTTCCGCGCCCAGCGTGGTGCGGGCGAAGGGCATCAGCCGGTAGCCGCTGGCGGGCGGGGTGCCGTAGACGGTTTCGAACGCAAGCGCCATCTGCGCCCGCGCGCCGTGTGCGCGTGCCATGGGGGTCTCCTATGTGGGGGTGTCAGGCCAGAGGGCCGGTCGTGGTGTAATGCAGGACGACGGTGATCACCGCCGCCTTCAGGGCGGCTGCGCCCTCGACTGGCAGGTCGACAGAGGCCGGGGCGTCGGGTTCGACCCAGTCGCAAAGGCCGCCCAGCGTCCGGTCGGCCTCCAGCGCCGTGCCGATGGCGGCGTTCAGGTCATCAAAGGCACTGGCACGGCCGCTGCCCGCCTGGACGACAACCTCCAGCTCGGCCCGGTGCTGATAGTGGTAGCGCAGGGGCGACAGCGTCACTTCTGGCTCGCCCGGTTGGCCATCGCGCAGGATGATCAGCCCTGCCGTGGGGATCCGTTCGGGAAGCACCTCATCGCGCAGGGTAAGGGCGGCAAGCGGTAGCAGCCGCGCGTGCAGCGCGGCGAGGACGGTTTCGCGGGTGGTGGGCATCTCTCGGTCCGGGGTTCCGGGACAGGCCCGGGTCAGTGTTCCGCGCCGTCTTTCGGCAGGGGCAGGTTCGCCAGTCGTCGCGGCAGGTCAGCGCGGCTGTGCAAGAAATCGATGATGATCACCTGCTTGATGTCCTCAACGAACACCACGAAATGCTGGCCTGCCCGCGCGAAGCGCAGGTCCTCGTGCAGGTCGGGGTCGATCAGCTGACGGCAGCTTTGGGACAGGTTTGTTCCTTCAGCGATCCCTCGACAGGTCGCAATCAGGTCGTCCTCGTATGCCGCGGCCTGTCTCGGCCCGAAGGTCTCGATGGTCCAGCGCGCAATGTCGGTCAGCGCGCTTTCCGCCCGCCTGGTCAGGCGCCAGGGTTTCGGCATCAGGACCTGGCACGCGCCGTGGCAAATGCCCGACGGATGGCATCCTCACCACTTCCCTCCGCCAGATCCCCGCGCCGGGCCTCCTCCAGACCGGTCGTCAGGCGAGCACGCAGATCGTTCAGTTCCGCCTCTTCCCGTTCGAGAAGGCGAAGCCCGGCGCGCAAAGCCTCGGAAGCGTTCTGATACCGGCCGGTCGACACCAGTCGGTCAACGAGGTCGGACTGTGCTTCTGTCAGGACGACGTTTCGGGTGGCCATCGGAAACTCCATGCGGATCATTGGCAATATATGCCAATCCGGCTGGCGTGTCGACAAGCCCCGTCATGATCGTGTTTCAACCCAACCCGCCACGATCCGCCCCGGCACGCCGTCGATGGCCCGCTCGGCATCCCGCGCCAGATCCAACCGCTTGCGCAGCTTGACCTGCGGCACGAGGAGGAAGATTGGCACAGTGGTCAGCCCGCGACCGGTCTTCGCGCGGGATGCCACGGCGCGGCCTTTGCTGTTCAACCGCCCCTCGGCCACCAGCAGGCTCGGGCCGCGGCGGCGATAGACGAACCGCAGCCCCAGCCCCGTGCGGTGTTCCCATTCGCCAGGGGTGATGCGGCCGCCGCGGGTGGATTTGCCAGCGGCAGGGGTGGGGATGGCCAGCCAGAACCCGTTGCGCGACCGGATCAGCGGCCCGGTGTCATGCGCGCCGACGATCACTGGGGCGTTCGACCAGACCAGGGCCGCCGCGTTCAGGCTCTCGCTGCCCTTGGGATAGGTGGCAAGCCGGATCGAGTTGCCGAGCCGGATGCCGAGGCCAGCGCCAGTGATCTGGCCGCGCCATGCGGATTTCAGGCCTGCCCCCGCCTCGCGCATGGCGGTGGTGACGGCCTTCTCGCCCGCAGCGATTTCCGCCTGCATCATCGCAACGATGTCAGGATCGATGGTGAGCTTGAGTTTCATCGCGGTTCACGCCGGGCGGAGATCGAGGGTCCAGATCAGCTGTTCGCGGTCGCGCAGCGGCTCTCCCTGGATCACATGGCTGTCTGCGCCGATGACGATCACGTCGCCCGGCCGTGGGGCGGGCAGGTCTGCCACACGCACATCCACCACCGTCGTGTCGCTGACGAACCGGCCTGCGCCGAAGTCGGTCACGCGATCCGGGGCGCGGTGGATGATGCGGATTGGGCGTTCCTCGGATGTGGTGGCCGAGATCCAGAGGGCCGGTGCCGCCATGGAGGCATGGGTGAAGATGCGGTCCATGGCGGTGGCGAAGACGGACATGACAGATCAGTTCGAGCTGTGGATCCGGACGGCCAGACGCGGCCGCTTGTTCACCGGCAGGATCGAGGCCTCGGTCATCACGTCGATCCAGCGGCCCTTCTCGTCGAGATGCTGGCGGGCGTAGAGCGGCAGGCCGATGGTGTTGGCCGTTTCCAGCAGGTTTGCCGGGCCGCCATAGGTGGTGAAGGTGTCCATCGTGCCGAGCGGGAAGGCGATGCCTTCGTTCGCCGGGACCAGCCGTTCGGTGGCCTTGGTGGAAAGCGTGACGGTGCCCGCGTATTCCTCGAACAGGATGCCGCCGAAGGGGAAGTTCCGCCGCACATCCTCGCGCAGGGGCTGCGCGCCGGTCGAGGCATAGAACTTGTAGGCCTCTTCCGTCTTGGGATGCGCGATCAGCTTGTCGAAGAATTCCCGGCTGACGAGGGCATGCACGCTGGTCATCGCCTCGCCCAAGAGGTTGTCCTCGATGGCGCGCAGCACCTCGCGGACCTTGCCCTGCACGTTCGTGCCTGCGGTGCCCAGCACGAAGTCCATCGAGATTTGCGTCAGGCCGAATTCGGTGAAGTAGTTGTAGAGGGTGGTGCCCGCTCCATCCTTCACGATGCCGCGGAGCGCGTTCATCTCCATGTATTCGCGGGTCTGGGCATGCTTGCGCCGCATGAGAAGGAGCTTGCGGTTCATCACCTCGACCAGCGGATCGGCGGCATCGAACGCGCCGCCCAGCGCAGGCTGTCCCTGGATGTCGGCAGGCAGGACCACGTCGTCATGCGGGATCCACGGCAGGGCAAAGCTGCGCATCGACCGGCCTTCCCGGGTGCCGACGGTGGCGGGGCCGCCGAGGGGGACGGAAGGCAGAAGGCTCAGGACGCCCTCGTACTGTTCGATGATGACGGAGCGCTGGCTGACCCCTTCGAAGCGGAAGAGGCCGATCTGGGCGAGGCGGGTGTAGAGGTTGGGCAGGATGTTGATGGCCTGCGTCATCTCGGCCAGCGAGTAACCGCCAGCGTCGAAGGGATTGCGGACGAGGGTCATGGTGGGGCTCCGGGGGAATGAGGGGGATCAGACGCCGTCGCGCGCGACAATGCCTGCGGCGGCCAGCTGGCCGATCTTGGTGGTGATCTTCGCTGCGTCATCGACGGTGGCGTCGTAGGCGAGGCCCGCGCGCGAGACGATTGCGGGGCCACGGGCGACGACGATGCCGGTGGCGTCCGCGAGGGTCGCGTCCACAGCGTAGAGGAGAACAGCCGAGGCAGTCTGGGCGCCATCGGTGCCGCCACTGGTGGCCAGCTTGTATTTGCCGCTGGCGGTGATGCGGCCGAGGACAGCGCCCACGGGATAGGCTGACCCCGCGAGCAGCGTCACCACCTCGCGGGTGTAGTTCGGGTTGACCTCATATTTGAGGACGTCGCCCATGCTGGGCGGTTCCGTCAGGACGGGCATGGTTCAGTCTCCACGATGTTGGGGGATGGTTAGGCGGGGCGAGGGCACCGCGACGAATGCCGCCGGTGGCAAGCGCCAATGTCAGCGCGAGGCGGCGGCCGATTTCTTCGCGGCCGCCACAATAGGGCTTTCCTTGGTGCCAGCCGCGGGGGCGGTAGCGATGATGCCCGCAGCATCGCTGCGGGCGGCCAGATCGGCCAGGACCTTGGCGCGCAGCGCTTCCGGCTTCACGCCCTTGGCCACTGCATCGGCGGCATCGATCTGGACGCCGAGCCGGGCGGCCTGTGCGCAGACCTGCGCAACCTCTGCCGCCTCGGCGCGGATGGCCTCGACGCAGGGCGTCGCCGCCGACTGCGGCGGCGCGACTGCCGCGGGCGGGGCCGGTTCCGGCGGGGGGCTGGCAGCAGGCTGCGCATGATCTTCGGGGGCAGTGGTCATCATCGGGCCCTTTCCTCTGGGGGTGGATGTGCCGCGGGGTGCGGCGGCGAAAGCGCGGAAGGCGGTGACGGGATCGGCCACCTCGTCGGCAAGACCGGCAAAGACCGCCGCCTCGCCGCGGAAGACGGCGGCCTCGGTGCCCAGCGCGCGTTGAGTATCCAGGCGCCGTCCGCGCCCTTCGGCGACGGTTTCGGCGAAGAGCTGGCGCAGGTCTTCCAACTCGCCCGCGATCCGGTCGCGGACGGCCTCGGGCAGGGGCTGGTAAGGGTTCGCATCGACCTTGCGCGCGCCTGCGTGGATCAGCGTGACGGCGATTCCCTTCTGATCGAGCGCCCCGCTCATGTCGCTGTGCATGGCCACGACACCGATGCTGCCGACCGCTCCGGTGCGGGGCAGGATGATCCGGTCGGCCTGCGAAGCCAGCGCATAGGCGGCCGAGAGGGCGTGATCGGCGACGAAGGCATGGATGGGTTTCACCTGACGCGCGGCGCGGAGGTGATCCGCCAGATCGAAGGCCCCGGCAACCTCGCCACCGAAGCTGTCGATGTCGAGGGCTATGCCGCGGATCGCCGGGTCGGCGAGGGCAGCCTGAAGCTGCACCGCGATCCCCTCATAGGAGGTCAGACCGGAGGATTGCCCGATCCAGGCGCCGCGATGGACCAACGTGCCAGCGATCTCGATGACGGCGATCCCGTCCACCACAGCGAAGGGCTGACCACCATTCCGTGCCTGGCGGTTGGTCAGATCCTCACCGAACAACGACGCCCGGACGGACAGGCTGGCGGCCTCCTGTGCTTCGGCGGCGATTTCGACCCCCTCGACACTGATTTCTCTGCCGGTGATCCGCGGACCAAGCCCGGTCAGGAAGGCCAGCGCCTTGGCGGGATCGACCATCAAGGGCGTGTTGAAGACGCGCTGGGCGATCTGAGTGTGGTGCATCATGCGTCCTCCGCGGGCCGGGCTTCCCGGTCTCCGCCATCCTCTTGCTGATTGCCTTCCTCCTGCTGATCTTCCTGCTGGCCCTCAGCGTTGCCTTGCCCCGCGCCGCCACCGGCCGCCTGCGCGGGGGACCCCGGCCGCCGGAAGTCGAGACCAAGCGCGGCCTCGCGCTTGCGTTCGGCGGCGATTTCCCGGTCGACCTGCTCTGCGTCGTATCCCCGCTCGGCGATGGCTTGCGTCCGGGACTTGAGACCCGCCTCGATCTGCAGGATCTCCGCCGCGGCATCCTTGGCCGGGTCGATCCAGTCCCATTTCGTGGGGAGCCAGTCGCAGGCGAGGTACTGCCGCCGGTCCGTGGCAAAGCCCGGCAGATCGATGGCGCCCCCCAGCACCGCCATGTCCATCCAGCGCGTCCAGACCGCCCGGCAGAGCTGATAGACCATGACCGAATGCTGGAAGGCCGAGATGCGGCGCCGGAAGTCGACCAGCGCGATCCGCGTGTTCGAGAAGTTCCCCTTGGCGGTGTCGCCGGTCAGATACCCGTAGGGCACGCCCAGCGCGGCTCCGATCTGCAGAAGCGTGCGGTACTGGAAGGGTTCATAGGTGCTGCCCGAGTCCGGGGTGGATGGCGTGGTCACATCCTCGCCGGGGTCCAGCCGCACCACCTGGCCGGGTTCCACCTCCAGATCGTCCTCGGCGGGATCGAGGGCCGTTTCTGGCGCTGGCGACGTGATGAACATCGCGAACATCGCCGCGGTCT